TTTAGATGTGTTTTGAACCGCTGTTTTGGAAGTAACCCCGTACTTAGGGTTTACTGTGGACGAATTAGGAGAGAGGTTATACTCGTTAAGCTTAGCAGGGGCTACGGTCAAAGATTGATTAGCAAAGTCGCTTTGCACATCTCTAGTGTCCGCCCTAGTTTTAGCTTGTGGGTCTGTCTCACCTATTACATCAGTTCCTACTTCAATGTTTATTAAATACTTTGCTACACGTCCACCAAAAATATGTTCTACAGAAAGAACAGTCCAGTATCCAGACATACCGTTTGGAAGACCATCTAGGTAGATAGGGTCATAAGGGCGAAGAGTTGCATGGCCTACGATAGTTACTTTTGCCCTATGTTGATACTTTTTAGTATCACTGAATGCTTGAGCTATCTGTTTTGAGTTAGTTAAGTCTTTAATAACTTCATGTGGATAGTGAGTTTTAAAGAATGCTGTTTGCGTCTTATCAGATTTATTATTTGAAAAGTTACTCATTGTGTTTCCAATTTTTTAGTAAAGTAACTCTTATTTGGAATAACTACACCAGCATTTCCTGGAGCAGGAGCTGTATGGGTGTGGGTAGCTTTAACTGCCGCCCCAGTATGGGTGTTAACACCGCTAATAACTCTATCTATACGCACTGAATTTTCAGGAGATTGGTCAGAAATTATTGGCTCAAAAGAAAGGATAGTGCCAGTCATACGAAGAGAAGCCGGAACAACACCTCCAATTTCATCATCAACGTAGTTAAAATACGGAGCAGAATTCTTTTGACTTTGGTAAATTTTATTCTTAGATACAAAAATTATAGTTGTATTCTCAGCACGTAAAGCAAACCCGTTTTGTTTAGCTAAGCTTCTACACAGCTGCCAATCACTTTGCCCAGACTGAGATATTTGAGCACGAACTCTTGGGTCTCTTTGAGTAACAGCTTCTAGGCTATTCTTCTTAGCAATTTTAGACACAACTTGATCTGCGGTAACATTTTTATAAATTTTTTGATCAGTGTTTTTTAGAACCCAAGACGCCCCTACGCATATGATGTCAGTATTGCCGCCCTGTTGAGAAAAATCTTGCCGGACATGGTGAATATATCCGTTCCAAGTAGACTTAAGCTTTCCTGAACGGTAGGTAAATACTATAGGATCTCCAGACACAATAGCGTTTTTTCTATTAGTAGGTTTTCCTTTATAGTGAAGAACTAAACGATCATGCTCATCGGGATCTTGATGCAGCTCAGCTCCAATTAGAATAAGTTCCATATCAGGTGCTTTAGGAAATGACGCAACAAAGTCACTATCTTTTGCGTTAGAGTGCCATACAAAATTCTTTTGTGCAGGGGTTCTTGACTCAGTTGCCATATGGAACCCGCAAAATCGTACCATCTTCAATATCAAATGGGTCTAAAATTTCTGGATTAATGTCCATAATTTCCCACCAATACTTGGCCCCTACACCAAAAACTTCAGCAAGATTAGATAAGCTATTTCCACTTTTCCAAGTGTACGTAATATAGTTAACCTCTTTGCTATCAGAAAAACGTCTAAAAACAGAGATAACAAACCCATCTGTGTATTTAGATGGAGTCTGAGTTAAAGAACCGTCGTAGTATCTAGAAACTCTTTCTATCATTTTTTATCCTCCCTGTGGCGTATTAGCTAGGTTTTCTTTAATATTCTCTACAGTAACAGCGTCTCCAAAAGCAGCTGTTTGATTCCAAAGAGCTGGATAACGAGCAAAGGTAATACTGACAGTGCTAAGCATCGGGACCATATTTAAATCAAACATTGCGTGATTTACTTGAAAACTGGCGACAGAACCAAAGTACCGTAAGTTTTCATTTAATACTAACCAGCAAGGAACACCAGTAGTGTATCCAAAATCTGAGGTTACACCGTTATAGTTTAACAACAATGACTTAGATAGTGGGTCGCCATTTAAAACTCTATATAAGAATTCAATATCGTATTCTGTACCACGATTTAGAATACCTTGTCTTTCGTCTTCAGTAAGAAATCTTCCACCATAGACCTTATCTTCAGGAACTTTTGGGTTTTTTAAACGTAAGTATTTTAAATCCGGTATGCGATTAATATATACTTCAAAACTAACAGCAGAGTTACCTGTTAATAAAACAGCAGGATCAGCTGCTCCTAGCGTCCAGTCTACAGAATTGTTAGAAGAGCTGCTGTATCCAAAAGTAGATGGGTTATACATAAATCTAAAACCCCATTGATTAAGGGCAACTTTAGAGGCTGCTGCATTTTTTAGTCCTTGTGCGCTTTTATTTAAAACAGCAGCACCATTTGCATCTTGATAAATTCTTCCACGCTCTTTCTCTGAAAAAGCAGCAACAGTTTTAAAAGTGTCAGATATACCGTAGGCAACTCGTTCTCCATAAGAAATATCTCGTGCATCACGATGTGGGGGAGGGTTCCATCTAGTATTTCCTTCAGGAGGAGTTACAGTAGCAATATCTTTTAAACCATTGCCGCTAGAGGTTTCACCGCAGGCTGCATTTGACTTAGCATCAATCATTGGTTTAGTTACATATTTTTTAGTCCAAGCAGCTAACTTTGTTTTTGTAGACAAATCATTTGCAGTTGGTTTTGGAGAATTTTGCTGACAAATATCTCCATTTTTTGTACAGGTCCAATGTGCTTGATAACCTTCGCCACCATATTGAGGAGTCTTGTAATTTACAACAAAGTTCCATAATGATGTACATTTATCCCAAGCGTAGTTTGTCAAAATTTGAATTTGATTTTCTGCTAAAATTGTGTTCTTTTGCAGCTGAGGTGTATCCCCCTTCAGTTCTTTTATAACTGCTTGAATAGCAACTAAAGGAAACACAGGCTCAGTAACTACAGTAGTCCAAGTAATACTAGGAACTGCGTTATTTGGGGTGCCCCAATTTATTCTGTTATCAGCTATTTTTGTCCAGTTAGGGCTAGCATCACTTTTCCATTGAATTGCTACTGTAGGTTTGGCAGTTACTGTTGTGTTTGTAGCCCCAGCTTTACGGCTAAAACTAACTTTTAAACGACCGTTATCATTTGTAAGCGCACCTGTTGTAACAAACTGAGATTGATTAGTACCAGCATTTTCATTAGCAGTAGTGCTTGTAGTTAAACCATCAGCTAATCCGTTGTTTTCATTAGTACCTGAGTTAGGAGAAACAAGTTGTCCCTCAAAAGTTCCGTCAGAACCTGTAGCAACCCAAGTATTAAAATTTCTAATAGTAGTGGCGTAAACTTCAATTAAGTAATAAACATAGTATTTAGTATTTGTTTTATGATTAGCAGAAGTAATCCGTGTATTTTTCATTATGTACTGGGCTTCTAGTCTACCCTCTGTATCTTGATAACGACGGACGTTTGCGTAGTAATACTTATCTATGTAAGTAAATGCGTTTGTTTTTGTTACTGAACCGTCTGGCGTAGTTAAGATAATATTTTTAAGTCCTACAGATCTAGCAGGGGTTACAAAAGTAACAGAAGTAGCTGAATTAACAACAACGCCTGTTGCCGCTGCACCACCTACAGTTATAGAGGATGTACCAGTAAAGCCAGTACCTGTGGCAGTTACGGAGGTACCACCTATTGTAGGACCATCATCTATAGAGAACGAAGTAATAGTTGGTACAGCCATTATAGAGAACTCCCAATCTTCTTAAGTACGTCACTGTCGGTAAGTTTCTTACCAATTAATTTTGCTAGACGATCTGCTTCTTGGACACTTCCTTGAGCAATGTTTACCTTCATCTGTAGGTTAATAACAACGTTGCTTGACTTAGATCCCGTTGATGCACCACCAAGATTCATTTCTTGTACAGGACCGCCAAGGTCTTCATTAAAACCAGCAGTACTTAAAGATGTAGTCAAAGCAGGACTTGATAGCTGTGTTAAATTCTTAGGTTTAAATGCTTTAGTGCGAGCCTTTTTAGCTGCCCAATTAGACTCTGACCCAATTGCTTTAGGTCCAGCTACTGCAGAAGCTGTCATGTTTCCGTTAATAGGAGCCGCAGGAGCACCACTTAAGTATGGGGCTGGGTTAACTTTAACGCCACGATCATTAAGAATTTCAAAGTGAAGGTGAGCACCAGTAGAGTTACCCGCACCTGGCTGTCCCTTCTTTCCTCCAGACCTACCAATAACTTGTCCTGGAACAACTTTCTGTCCTTTAGAAACATTAACTTGTGATAAGTGTGCGTAGCGAGAAGCTGTACCGTCTTCGTGCTTTACTTCAACCCAACGACCGTAGCCCTTAGCTTCATTTCCCATAAGACTAATTACGCCATCTGTAATAGCTGTTAAGGCAGTACCCGATGGAGTACCAAAGTCTATACCTTTATGGTTAGAAGAAATTTGTGGATTTTGCGAATTATCTCGTGGACCAAAAGGAGAAGTAATTGGGGTTGCTTTTGGTACGGGGCTAGCAAACGGAGTTGGCACTTTGTCTTCTTGAGGTCCGCCAACACCTAGGTTACCGTGATCGTGTGGGCCACCTGTTGCTGCGCCGTATAGTGCGCCTAAACTAGTAGTAACTCCAAAACCTATTTGTCCAAAGACAGGGATTGCATTAAACATTGCTGTTGCACCAGCAGCCATACCTGCATACTTTGCGGCATTACCTGCACGTGAACGCATGCTTCCCTTAGCGCTTCCGCTTTGAATTGCACTTCCTGCGACTGTTGCACCTATTGCAACTGCCCCACCCTTTAAAAAACTACCGCCCATTTTTGCTGCATTACCAACAACAGGTGCGACACCCTTTGCTTTACCTAAAAGTGCGGCACCGCCACCAGCCCTAGATAATATTCCAAAAGCTATAAGACTTGTAGCAAGACCAGATAACCCACTAATAACTCCAGAAATAACTGCGCCCATATTCCCTGCGTTAGGAAGAGTTTGTAAGATTCCTTTAAGAGTCATTAGGCCATCATTAACCGGGCCAAGAGTATCTGCCATAACACTGTAGGCATCATTTAGAGCCGCAGTAGTGCGAAGAGAAACGTTATATCCGCCAACTAAACCTTCTTCAGTTGACTCAAGTTTTCTATTTTCGCTAGAGTTAAATCTAAAATTAGAACGAATAGGGGAGCTTTTATCTACACCCAATACGTTAAGCATTGAATTTGGATCTTTACTCTGCATTGCAGAGCTAAACTTTTTATCGCTACCTGCACTAGCACGGGCAATAATACCTGATTGAATCATCTGCATTAACTGAGCGTCGCCGCCAGTAATCTGCTGAAGACTTGCGTAACCTTTACTTCCAGGGTTTAGTACAAGAGCAGCCTGTTCTTTTGTAATCTTTTGCCCACGGTACAAGAATCTGTACACATCATTAATAATTTGATTAGGTGGTTTTAAATTGCCTTGAGGATCACGAATTTGTACACCGGCACGTAGAAAACTCATGCCGTTCATTCCTGCTACACTTGCTGCAGCTGCTTCATTACTCATACCAGACATAGCACTCATACCACCAATTTGTGACATGATGTTTTGAGAGCTTAATGAGCTAGCTGTGTAACCGCCTCGATAGGTTAAATTCATTGCAGCCATGGTTGGGCCCATAGCACTTGTTGCTCCGCCACCTACTTGTTCATTAGCCTTCATAATTGCTTGGCGGGAAGACATGCCACTAAGTCCAGCATAAGTATCTGCGCCCATGCGCTGTGTAACTGCAGCCATAGTGTTAGGTGCCATGCCCATATAAGTGCTTGCACCAAAACCTGCTAAACCTATACCCATACCAACTTTTTCAGCACGGGTAAAAGAACCAAGACCAAGACGTCCAGCGCCTGGGCTACTAGATGCTAGTTTATTTGTAGCAGCTTCGGTATCTTTAAAAGAGTCATACAACTTATCAACTATAGAGTCAACAATTTTTTCGACTTGTTTAAAGTATTTAATAAGGCCTTTAGGCATTCCTTCAAATTCAAGGTCACTGCCCATAGATGCAAAAGGGGTTGGCGCAGCATCTGATGGCTCAAACAAATTTTGATTTGCCATTTAAATCACCGCCTTATTCTAGCCGTAGCTCTTTCTAGCCAATTTATACGCTCCCTAAGACTTAGGTTGCGTACTTCGTTTAGTGTCCACCCTGGATAGTTCTGAACTAATAAGTCCTGCACATCCATAAGTAGTTCGTAGTCAATCTCGTTAACGAAACAATTCCGCTAAAGTTAGCGGAAGCGGTACCTCCGCGCCGCAAGACTGACATGGGATCTTAATTTGACTGAGTTGTGGGCCTGGGTTGCGGTTTGTAATCTCTTGAAGAATATCTCTACGGTCTTTAAGACTCAGTTTTCTAACGTCATCTATACCAAGAACTGGGGCACCGTTGATAGATTCAACACAGTTTTTCAAAAGAATTGTATCCAATTCTGCTGAAGTTTTGTCAGTAGAAGTTACGATAGCTTTTTGAGTGCTTCCTGTAGGAAGGCTAACTACGACTTCTCCAACCTTACATTTAACTATAAATGTGTGTTCCCCGTCAAGTTTTTTAAGGGGCACATCTCTAGTCAAATCTACTTCAAAAACTTGTTCTACTGAACAACTTGGGCATGCTCCAGGTCCTAATTTAACGTCAGAACCAAAAGTAGCCTTTCTAATTGCTAGCAGTAGTAGCTCACGATCACCTGCATAGAGGGCATCTAGCGTCTCTTTGTCAGCTGGTTCGTCGCCAATCTTTACTGTTGCTCTTTCAAGAATTGTTAAAAGAGCTCTTCCCGGATCAGAAATCTTAGAGATAATCTCTTCATCTAATCCAGTTAGTTCTCTAATTTCTGCTGTAGAAATAAAACCCTTGATTGGATCTAATAACCCACCCAATAGTTCTACATCTGTATCGGGCGGTGGCGTAGTAGTTACTCTAGGAGCACCACTAGCCACCACCTGATCAGACGGTTTCATAGCTTTATTAGCTAAGTCATTTGCTAAAGCTGGGTCGAGTGTCGCATTTATAACGGTATCTGTAGTCATGTTGTTCACCTATTCTTTAATTAGAAAATTTCTGTAGCTGTATTAACTAGAGCGTAGTCTTTTGCGTAGGCTACGTCAAAGCCTTCATGCACTAGAGACATTTCTTCTACCATAAGGGTATTAGCTCCTGCGTCTAGATTGCTATAGGATAGAGAAGAAATCCAAGCGCGGTATACTTTAAAGCGAAGTGATGTGTGCTGTTGTCCAGCAGTTGTTGCCTGAGCTTGAGTAGCAGCTGCACCAGTACTTGCTTGAGGATTTGGATGGCTCAAAACTTGAATATCAATGTCTGCACGAAATCCAGCACCAACACCACTTGTTACAGAAGGTGACATAACTGAAAATAAACGCTTCATCCATTTCATATTTGAATCTTGACCCAACATTACTCCTTTAGAAAGGGTGATTGGGGTAAACGCTGATTGACCAGGGATCTGGTGAACGTTAGTATTGTATCCACCTTCACGATAAGCAATAGGTTCAGTGGTTACGCTAAGACCTGATAGAGAAACAAACCCCATCTTTGCTGGCTTAAATGCATCTGTCCACTCATCTGTTGGCTTAAATGTAACTAAGAATCTAAAATTACGGACGGGATCCGTCATTAAAGTACTTAGTGGATTTTGAAATGCTGTCATTTTTTTATCTCCTTTACGCTGATGCGTTTCCTGTTAGTTGTCCAAGCTTAATGACAACGAACTCTGCTGGGTATTCAAGCGCAACACCAACTTCAATGTTAACTCTACCGGCTTGAATTTCGGTAAAGGGATTGTTAGTCTCGTCACACGTGACATAGTATGCTTGACTTGGATTTGTTCCACGTAGGCCGTTTGCTGTCCAATAAGAAAGAAGGAAGCTATTTAAAGATGTTTTAATTTGAGACCATAGATCTGCGTCATTGTTCTCAAAAACAGCAAATGATGTTAGATCTTCCATAGACTTCTTAATGTAAATTAAAGAACGTCGAAGATTGATATAACGATTATTTGGAGTGTTATCTAGAGTACGACCACCCATGATAACAATACCTGCACCAGGTACCTGGCGGATAGCGTTGATAGGATCTACGCTTGTATTAATAGCATCAAGTTCAGCGTTAGTAAATAGGTGCTCAGTAGATACGGCTAGAGCCATAACATTCTGTAAACCTGCTGGAGTTTTTGCTGGACCACGGCTTGCATCAGTAGCAAGGTACTGACCTACTACACCAGCACCTGGAGCTTGTAGGCGAGTTACGCCAATGCTCTTAGTTGGATCTGGAATGTTGTACCATGGATAATAAGATGCGGCAATGTTTCCTGTATTGCTTGCAGCAAAGATAGCTGAAGTAGCAGTAATCTGTTCCTGTGCTGCAGCAACTGATAGTCCAGAAGGAGTATCAACAACAACAAATGCATCAGCACGACCAGCAGCATATGTTACTGCATCACCGTGAATTTGTGCAGCACTTGTACCTGTTGCAGCATACGGCGCGTCTGCTGCGTACATAACTAGAGGGTTTACTACAGAATCAAATGTTGACCATGATGCTGAGTAATCTGTACGAACAGGGGCTGCTCCGTCAGCTCCACCAGCAATTGCTAGTGCTGCAGAAGTTACTCCTGGGAACTTAGTTGCATCAAACCCTGTAGATCCAATAGTAATTACAGATGTAGGGTTAGAGTTAATAACTGACCGCACAAAGTTTCTATCTGTAGATGTCATACTTAGATCAGTATAGGATTCTACCAAACTGGTTGAAGTTGATCCGCCAACAGTATTTGTTTGATAAACTTCAAGAACAAAACGGCTAGATGTTCCACCAGCTTTAATAGCTACAGAGTATTCAGAAGACCATACTCCTGGGTTAACTGCAGTAACTGTAAAGACTGGGTTTGGAATAGTAGTTACTGCAACTGTTGCTACTCCAGAAGCACCTGTAACAGCAGTGCCAGTAGCAGCGCTTGTAACAGTAAACTGTGAGCTTGAACGAGACGCAATAGTTACGCTTGTTAGGTTAAATGCTGATGTTGAAAGGCCTGTAATAGATACAGTTTGTCCAACAGCATAGGTGTTAGTAGCGGTGTATGTGATAGTTCCACTTGTTGCAGAAGCTGCGGTAACAGTTGCTGTAACGTTGGTGGTAGTTCCAGGTCCATCATTAACTACTACTGAACCTGTTGCTGAACTTGCACCAATAACACGTTTTACGTATAGGTTACGGCCGCCATTAGCAAAAAAGTTATAGGCAGCCCAAGTTGTTGGGTATGAGTCGTTTAATCCACCAAAAGCTTTAACGAAGTCTGTCCAAGTACTAACTAGTACTGGTGCAGTCGTAAAACCTTTAGGAAGAGCTCCAATAAATGCGCCAACAGCGTTTGCAGTGTTTGCAGGCTGAACAGCTTGTTGCAGAGCTACTTCTTGGATATAGACTCCGGGACGGGCAAAGTTTGCCATTCGGGGTTACTCCTTCGGTTAGGTTGTTTTCTTAGTGGGGCCGGGTTGTTTACTGATTTATGGTAAAAGGTATAGTTTGAGATACGAGTGATGTATTAACATCCAGCACTTTATATACATCAACAAGTTGTTGGGTAAATAGTTCTGCGCTTATAAGGATGTTATAGACATTGCTAAAGAGGCGTTTGCCACCTTCAGTAGTGTCTCTTTTTGAGAACCCCAACATATCCAAACGACGGTTTGTGCCATCTTGAGGAACGGGTAGTTGCCCAAATCTAAATGGTAGTCTACCAGGTGCAAACAACTTAGCCATAATCTGACGATCATGACGAGGCTGGCGGGACCAGGTTGAGACTTGGTAGATAAGATCTACCGGGATAGGAAAGTCAATTGGTTGATTAATAGAGTTGTCTGTGTTACGGTTAGGGGTATAACCTTCAGGCGCATAGGTTAGGTTTACAACGCCTCTGTGAGCACGCTCTGTATCTTCACGAATACCTACTAAGTCTAGAGTAATATACGGGTATACCTGCTGACGGATATCCTTGTCTGGCTGCCCATAGTAAACACCTACCGGACGAGCAGAGTTGCCAGCGTCTGAAACGGTGATTCCTTGGAGCAAAGTCTTTAGGGCTTCATCCTCATTAATGATAAATGGCATTACATTACCCCCATCAAATAGGTTCTAATAGCTGGGGACATATGTATATCTTGAGTACCGTAATCTAAATCCATTGCAGCTTTTTTATGCTTTGGGTGAGAAAACTTTACTGTGCCTGTACGGTCAATAGTCATACTACTTACAATTTCCTGAGGCCACCCATATGATAATGCATGGGTACGCAAGTCTTGAGTTTCGTATTTTTTAGTGTGGGGCTCGGCAGCCTGCTCGATTAGGGAGTAGAAAAATTTCTTAACACTAGCCACGGTTACGGAGCCAATTCGATAGCAAAAACCCTGCAGCAAAACCAACAACGATTCTTTTACCACCGTTTTGGTCAAGGCTGGCTAAGCCACGAACAAACTCCTGTTTATCGGCATCAGTCTCTTCACGAGCAAGCCGATTAGCTAAATTAATCATAATTCCTCCATAGGAAGACGCAGGGTGTTACAAGCAGGGTTCCGGATTACTCCGGCGTTAGTAGTAATCATAAAGCAAAAAAGCCCCTTTCGGGGCTCTAAAGCTTACTTCTTTTTAAGTTTCTTAATGATCTTCTTGTCTATCTTGCGGTCATCCTCTTGGGACTTAGGCTTACGATGCTTCTCATCTGCCTTCTTAAACTTCTTCTTCTGGGCAGGGGTTAGACCTTTAGTATCCTTGGCATCTTGCTTCTTATCTGACTTCTCAGTGTACTTAGACATTACATGCCTTTTTTTCGTACTACTTTGGTCTTCTTAGCCTTACCCTTTGAGTCCGACTTCTTATCATACTTCTTATTAGCAGCCGCTAGGGTCTTCATGCCATGCTTGTTCTTTGGCATTCCGCAACCACAGGTGGCGCACATTACTTCTTCTTCTTTCGAAGAGCAGCAAAGTCTGAGCCTTCTAGCTTGCCGTCTTTGTCCATATCAAGCTTCTTCTGCTTTGGAGACATCTTCTTTGTAGTTTTCTTAGCGCCCTTCTTGCAGGCACCCTTACAGCCCGGCTTTGAACAGCCGCATCCACATGATTTACACATTATTTCTTGCCTTTCTTATGAGGGTTCTTTTTATGCCAGTCTTTGGTGGCTTTGATGCCTTCCTTGACTGTCTTTGCTCCAGCTTTTTTGGTTAGGTTAATCTTATCCCACTTAGGATCATTATCTCCTGCGTGGTCAACAATAACGTCACCTTTTTTGTTCTTCTTAATTTCGTGTACTTTACCAGCAACTTTTACTTTTGCCATCATAGTTCCTTTAAAGTGTTGTCTCATCAAAAGCACGGTATCCGGCATAGTGCTGGAACTGTGAATCATTGACAAGCTCTTCTGCGTTTACTTGCTCACAGCTTACCTGTAGCAAGGTGTACTTATCTTTAATGATACCTCTAGGAGATACCTGTGTTGGTGAGAACACTTGATTTCTAAAGACAATCCTATCACGTAGGTAGGCATCTGGGTTGATTTCTACGGTAGAAAGCTGACGACGATTAGCGGCATTTCCCCCATAAAAGTTTAAATGGTTCTCAATAACATCGACGTTAATAGTTACCGTCAGCATATCTGTGTTATAGAAACCGCGGTCGTTCTGTACTGTGGCACCCTGCTCTAGGTGAGCATTAACTACGGGAATAGTAAAGGGGCTAAGCCACTTACGGCCTCCGCCAATAACTGAGGATCCCACATCATAGATAGGGTCTACAACAGTATTGACTTTATCAAAGATCCACCAGTCTACAAAGGTACCGACAGTTTGGAC